CCAGCCGCCCCAGCATTCTCACTTTCCACAGCTTTAATGAGTTTGTCGAGACCATCGAGCGGCACGAGAACGTCATCATCAATAAAAAGAAGATAGTCAACTTCTTGTTCAAGTGCTACCTTTGCTGTCATATTACGCATTCGATCAATCGACATTCGAGACGGATTAGAAAAAAGAAAGTCGTACTGTGGGTACTGACGGCCAAACCGAAACCAAAGTTGACAGTGGTTTGAATAGGCTGGATACTGACTTTCAGTAAGAGAATTAGTTCCAACTACAATCTTTTTTCGTTTTTCAATCATTTAATTGATCTCTTAAAGGGGCCCCCTCAGCATGCCAGAAAAGTGGCCCCTCTCCCACCACGTAGAAAGGAGGTAATCCCAAAGCCGTGGTGGAAACTCTACATTTGTCTAATAAACACACGAGCTAACAATGTACTACAATAGGATGTCAATGAACTAACTCCAATTGTAGAAGCATTGGTTGTGAAAGAAGCAATTGAGTCAAGCAACACGGCGCCTGCTTGAAAAATTCCAGCAATCGGAGCTGAAGAATACGTTGCAAAAGCATTGTTGGCCGTATCGATTGAAAGTTGATACGGGATTGTCAGTGCAGCATAGGAAGCCCAAACAGAAGTAGTTGAGGTTCTGGTAAGAATTATCTCAAAAACTGCTTTGCAAACACCAAAAACCATTGCTTCTCCAATTACATCTGGGAGAATATTTGCCATGGCTACACCATAAGCAAAGAAAAGTGAATTTGGTGATCCTGCTGTCGAGGGAAGAACTACCTGAAGACCATCTTGATAGCCAGCGGCAAACCCGTCTCCAGAAGTTGTTGGTTGGGCAGTTGAAGAAAGATTGAGTACGAGTGGAGTTCCGATGTTAATCTGACTTGTCGTCGAATTCTGAGTTCCACTAGTATCAAGATTCATCACTTGTTGCATGATGAAACCGGGCCGATTGTTAGTTGTATATTCAGTTCTCATTGTTTTTCTCCTTGGTTTCGTCTAGCTCGCTTAGCTAGCGTAACTTCTAGCAATCTTCCCAAGTACACCCTGTTTTCTTCGGTTGTTAATCGTAACTTGGCCCATCCAAGCAATGTGACCAACACGATAATCACCATTGATAGGCTTTACAAACCATTTCCCGTTCTCATCTTTGAGTGGTTCGAAATCGCGATCTGGGTGATAGCGGATTTTGAAAAATTTTGAATTAACAACAATGCAAGAACCGTAGGTGAGACTCGAAGAAGCAACCACACCGCCAGATTCCGTTCCCGGCGCCCCTGAATAGACATCAGGGATTTTATCATCCATGATTACTTTTGCATTGAGGAATTTCTTCCCAACAAAAGGATAAGCGTTATCCAAAGCATCCGGGCTTGCTTTGTAAACTGAGAAATAAGCGTGGATAAAGTTCTGATAAGTAAGTTGATCCATCAACATATGAGTAGGTGGGCCGCCGGTTCCTAATGCACAAGTGTTGTAGAGAGATTCCAATTCGAGCATGAAGTTCGAGTAAGTACTTGCCGCTGAAGTAACAGAATGATTCTGCCACCACACATTTGTATATTCTGAGAGACCACCAACTGTAAGTGCTGTTCCAGAACTTCCAGAAGTGTTGTATGACACTAACATTGGAAGTGGGCTAATACCAAGTGCATTTGTTACAGGACTCTGCCGCGGGGCGGTAATCGCACCACCATTCGGATAATTGCCCCAAAGAAACGCTTGAGCCCAAGCTTCTTGAATACCCATTTCGGATTGTTTGATCCGAGATTTCACCAGATCAATGATTTTCTTCTCATTCTGAATCACTTCTTTCATGTTGTAAGTGATCGGAGAAGCCATCTGTGCCCATTGAAATTGAGCTTGGGTAATTCCGTCTGTCGGCGCGGTGGAAAGAGTGTCGTAACCTGAGTACCAATCAGCCGGGGCAAGTCCATACATCAGATCTTCAGCGAAGTAAGTTCCACCACCTTCCGCACTTTCATAAGCGTCAGATTTCATTAGATCATACAAAACTGAATTCGTAGCTCCAATGTTGTCTGTCAGTGTCTTTCTGTAGTTAGCCAACGACAGAGAGAACACTGAGTCCAGGTAAGTGGTAATGTTATTTGGGGCGGTAAGTTGCCCAAAAGTGAGTGCCATTTACTTTTCTCCAAGTTCCTTATTTGTATCCCCCATAGCTTTTGCAATTGCATCAGTAAGGGACATTTGCCTAGAGGGGTGAATCGAACTTTCGCCAACTTTTGGTAAAAGTGACCCATTGGATGCCAACCTGGAAGGGACATCAGAGCGATTCTTTACAATTTTTTCTTGTTTACTGATTTTGTTGAGTGCAATTCCAGTCCGCCGCGCGGCTAGAAACATCACATCTTCCAAATAACCTTTCATAGATTGATTTTCAGTAGCCTCAAAAACATTCATTACTTTGGACATTTCCTTAGCTAGTTTTTCAGGAATTGCACCTTCGACAAAATACTCACTGGCAAGTTGATCTTGAGCAACTGAAGCCTGTTTCTCAAGACTTTCAAGCTGTATTTTACTTGAAAGTTCACTAGTTTTAGTAGAGACTTCTTCAATCGAATCTTTTAAATGTTTTTCAAAAACTGGACCCATTTTTTCAGCTAAGTAGGCAAGATCTGAACCAAGAGCCTCTTTCAGCTCATCAACCATTCCTTTTGCAGTTTTAACAGCCTCAATCTTAGTTTCAGGTTTCTCGTAGCCCATCTGCTTGGCTAAGAAATCAACTACAATTGGCGCTTTTGCTGGATTTCGAAGAGCGGCAAGAAGTTGCTTTCCCTCAATCTGTTGTTCTGGGGTTAAGCCAAATTCATCAAGTTCAGGTTCGGCTTCAGTTTTCTTTGATTCTTCCTTAGGTTTCGGCTCTTCCTTTGGCTTATCATCTACAGTCTGTGTATAGACGGGAGATTCCTCAATTACATCTTTGAGAGCTTCAGGAGCAGCCGAAACCGCTTGTTCAACAATTGTATCTAAGTTTTGAGCTGCCATGTGAATCTCCTACAGTGTTTTAATAATTCCTTGTCCAACTGGTTTAATTCCTTTGAGAAGCCCAAACTTACCTGCCGCGCCCATTCCTGCTACTTTCTTTGTAAGAAGTCCATGAATTGTCATAGCACGTTTTTTGTATGGTTTCGGCATCTTCAGCGCGGCAAGTGCTGGTAGCCCAAGAGAGGTGAGACCAGTTAGTTTAGTTGAATTCATTGGATTAGTTGGTTGTCAATTTGATCTTGTGTCTGTTGAATTGTGGGACTAGCTTGTTGAGCAACAGTTGCACTTGATACATTATTTGGATTCTGGCCACCACCAGGCGGCTGAAGTGAGACACCTGCCGCCCCAGCGGCTTGACCAAGTGTCTGGCCTTTTGCTGCCGCCGCTTGTGCAGCTTTTGCTGCCATTGCTGCAACTGCTACTTGTTGCATTTGTTGAATTACTCTCTCATCCCTCATTCCAGAAACAAGTGCAGCTTTCCGAATCAGCACTGGACTCATAGCGAGGGAAGGGAATTGTTGAAGAAGACTCACAAATGTGATAAATGACTGTTGTTGAGCCTGCATAGCGGCAGGAGTTTGATTCATCACATCAACATCAATATCGAAATCGTAACCATCATCAATTTCTTGACTTGTAATGTACTTGTAAGCTGAGCCAGTTGCTTGAATATCTTGAAAAGCGGCATTCTGATCTGGTGAAGTTGTGTACTTCATCCAGAGCCCTTCGACAAGTGATTCCTTCGCTGTCACGAGAGTACCACGAGCAATGAGACACATCCAATCTGAGAAGTCTAGTTGATCGGCAGAATCTCGGATTTGTGCAATTTGTTGAGTAATCTTAGCAGCAGTCGCAGTCCCACGATCGGGCTGATCCCTAGCTTCTGGACTTGTACCGGAAATTGTATTAAAATCTGACATTGCAACTTCGAGACTTTGCTCAGTAGTTGCATTGATCGGGGCGGAAGGAATTTCAAAAAGTGCTCCTTCTTGTTTGAATTCTACTGTCACACCATCTGGGCCACTCACGAATTTCTCAATTTCAAGTGGGTCGATTGCACCTTTGATGTAGCCAAACTTTCTGGTGAAGCGCCTTCTGAAACTTCGCATCTGTTCCCGTGCCTCATTGATCTCATCTTGAGGAGTTAGCCACTGAAAGACGGGTGGAAGTGGGTAGTAACCTTCAAATCTGAGATCCCACCTTAAGTCGTATAATGGTAACCTATCACAGTCACCTTCCCAAAGTGTTTCAAAATTGTCATCAAGGAGTAACAAACGCTTTTTCTCAACAAGGTCCCAAATATGCCAAACCTTTGAGATTTCACCTTCAGACAACAAACGTAAGAAATCTGGCTTGGCTTTATTTTCTCCACCCGAAAAGAGATTCGTGTTCGTAAAATCGGCTGAGACAATCGCATTCTGATATTCCTCTGGCCACTTCACACCTTTTGTCTTCTTCAAAGTTTTCGTGTAATAGAAATCGTAGTATCCAACCCATTCATGATCGTTGAGTTCATCTGCATCTGACACTGAAACTCGGAAACGTTTCGGGTTGATTCGCTTAAAGTAGAATCGTTCGTTGACTGGAACGAGATTGTCTTCAATAACTCTTGGATTGTCTTGTGCATCTTTTCCATAATCTGAGAGTAGTGGATCTTCCTTCTGTGGATTTCGCCAATCTGCCGCATAGCCAACTTCGATCAATCCGAAACGGAAGAAACTGTCCCGCGCGGCCTTCTTGATGTTCGATGCAAAATTAGCATTAGGATTTTGAATTACAGTGTTCAGTAGATCTTGTTTGATCCCCGCACTCTGCATTGCTTGATCAGCTGACCAATCCTGTCCTCCTGGTTTTGATGAGATCAAAAATGCCGGTTTCTGGAACACAAGTCCTGCCAACTTTACTTTTATAGTAGAGTAGACCAAATTTAACATGTAAGGATTATAGTTCACTGTAACGAAATCCCGGCGACCTTTCCATTGTTCTCCCTCATAGTAACGCTCAAGAATGTCACACTTAAACTTAGTAGCCCACTCTGAGTAGTACTTGTTAGCGTTAAAAATTCGAGTTTCCCAGAATTCTGACATTTTAATATCTATAGTCAGCCAAAATGGTATCATTGGATTGTGGTATCGACCCAGTAAATGTAATTGTAGAACCGAAAATTGTGTAATCAAGTCCAGGCTTCATCCGAAGCCCATTAAGAAACAAATGAAGAGAACTTCCAATTGGTGAATTCATAAGCGTGAAAGAAACATTGAAACCATTTATTGTACCGCCTGGCGTTTCTGAATCTGAAAAGTTTCCAGTTCCATTCACAACTGCCGTAATCGTAGGCGGTGAAGTTCCGTTGTTAATACTGAAGACAGATGGATCAAGTGTATAACAAGCAAGAATTACAACAGGATAGTTGGCAACTGTTCCAACTGATTGGGCAGCCACTATCGTACCTGGAGTCAAACTTTGTGGACAATTTGTCTGTTGTACAATTGCTTGAAATGCACCTAATCGTAAAATTATAGCTAAAATTGGTATCATCGAACAGATCCCGCAACTAAGTGTTGGCTCTTCTGGTACTCGCGAACCGCATCATAGTAAGCAAACGAGAATCGATTCGCCGCCCGCTGAACTCTGGCTGGCTGAGTTCCAACTCTTCCTATGAAATAGCGAGTTGGATCATACGCATGATCCACAACTTTTTCATCTCGATCATCAGAGTAGAGAATTTTACCATTGAATGAACCAAGAATTGTCCTCTTTTGTGCAATTAGCTGTCGGGGAGCTTCTGAACATCCATAAGGATAATCTTCGGTTCTCTTAACAAAATATAATCCAACTGCTCCCCGTTCTCTAGTAATAGGATGGATGAAATTATTTGATGGTTGGAGAAGCTCATTAATTCTATTACGGGTAGCGAATTCATTGTTGTCAGCAGGATTGAGGTAAAGCGGCGGTGCTGTAATTCCTTCTGTATCCTTGTACTCATCCGCAACTGTCCAACGTCTTTCAGCATCTGAAGAAGTTTTCTTAAAAATAGCTGGATCTGCAATTGAATCCTCATACTCTTCATTTCTACTTAATTCCGCTATTGCTTGTCTATGATATGAGATGACACGATTTGGTACATAGTATTCCCGAAAACAAATGTAGACTCCTTCAAGGGCTGTCCACCAGAGACAACATGTAGGGGCACTATCTCCATGATCGAGCGAACGGAAGAGATTTCCTTTTTCATGAATACGTGAGAGTAAGGTTTCGCTAGGTTCGAGTAAGGATTGAGGCGGGAGGAAATGTATTGCGGCAGAACTAACACCCCATTTACCTTTGACATATTTATTCACCCATTCTGGATCATTTTTAAGCGCATCTGAGAAAGCCTCAGCACTTCCTAGATTCTGATCCCATTCAGACTCGATAAAGAATACATCAGATTCTCGATCAATTGACTCAGGATGATATTTTCTATAGATAAAATGGAAAGTGTCAGCAGGATTACAAAGAAGGATTACATATGATGGAGCAATTGGTTTTCCTGTAATCTTGTTGCGCGGCCAATTAGGATACCCATCCAATAGCTCACGAGGAACAATAGCATTATCCCAACGACCAACACGAGAAAGTACAACCAAGTAGACCTTTTCATCAAATTCTTCCGCTTGATCCCCAACAAACATATTCAATTCAAGACCGCGAAGTGTATTTTCATCAATGTTGTCGAGATGGAGCCAAAGTGCAACAGAGCCATTCTTCAGAACTGTGATACCATCTTGTTGATTGTGAGACTCGATCATCTCGGGCGGGCAGATTTTGAAAAAAGTCTCCATCGTTGTAATCTTGAGATCTTTGTAAGTCTGCCGCCCGAACCCCACACGATAGTTCGAGAATGTTAACATCAGAACAACTGCCTTGAGACAAGCCCCGTAAGTTTTTCCGTTATTGAATCCACCAGAGAAGATTTGTTTCCGTTCTCTAGCGTAGAAGAACTCACGCTGATTGGGATTCGAGAATTGGAGCTTAATTTCCATACTTAAGGGACTACCCAATATTGTACAATTAATTTATCACCAGGTTGAGGAATTGTACCTGTAAATGTAATGGTTGATCCACTAATTAAATAATCCCCTGCTCCTGGAAATAAAGTAAGGCCATTTAAGAAAACTAATTGTGTATTTACCATTGGAACATTTGTAAGTGTAAATATTTTATTAATCCCATCAATAGTACCAGATGGAATTTGAGCTTCTGGAACAGGCACTATAATAGTGGTAGATTGAGAGCTTAGAAAAAGCGGTATCAGTAAAAGATAAAGAAATCGTTTCATTAGCCAATCCTAAAGTTCCGTAATGACCGCCTCTCCAGCGGCAATGAATTGTGTAAGGGCATTTTTAAGTGGTACTGGTATTGTTGAAAGACCAACAAATGCCTCAGCCACAGCAAGTGCTTCAGAAACAATGAATTCTAGCCAAAAGTTTGTCATTTTTTTCCTTTTTACTTAACTCTATTCAAGTGTGGATTAGCTTTCTTTGCCGCGCGGGAAGCCCCTCGACTTCTAGCCGCTAGAATTGCACCGGCGGCTTTCTTTGAGACTCCTTCTTTTTCAGATATCTTTGATTGGACAGCAGCAAACCCTGGGTGTTTCATTTAGTTTCCCCCTTCGAATTTGTCATAACTAATGTGATGTGAAAATGGATAGCTGTAAAGATTCCAAGCACAATATCCGAGCACTCATTAGCTAATTTCTGGCCAGGAACAGTGTTGAGAAAAGTAGTAAAACTAGCCAGAGCTGTCAAAGCTATTGTCAATTGTTCCACTAGTCTTCAGTTCCTTGAGTTTCATCTTTCTCATCAGATCCAGTTGAGCAGAAAGGGCAATCTCTTTCATCCCCTTCAGGTTCCTTCGATCCATGTTTAGACATATGGTCATGGACATGATTCATAAGTTCACCATGATTTTTCATGATGTGAGTTTCAGGTTCTTCGTAGACTCCACGTTCACCCGAATTCATGTCATGTCGAACTGTGAACCCTTCTTTCTCGTGTGGTTCAATCGACATCGATCTAAGTTTACCTTTAGATTTTCTTTTCTCAGCCATTTGCAAACTCCCTTAATTAATTATTGCATAACTAAGACAAAGCGCATTAGTAGATAGAAGTCCACTAAATGAAATTGTAAAACTTGTAGCAGTAACTCTCGCTGTTACTGCTATACCTGCTACAATGCTAGCTAAAGTAGAATTACAAGTAACACTAAGTTTAGTCCCTAAAGAATCATCAGATGTAAGGAATATTTGACTATTTGCAGTTACTGCTGATGTATTCACAGTTAGAGTAGGATTAGTACCAGTTGGAATTGCAACTGAACCTGCCGCTGCCGATCCACAAACTGCCGGACTGGCTGCTGACGAACAATTACTGGCAGTATTGATAGTTGCTGGACTGTAAGTACCTGTAAGTTGAGAAACTGCTATTGATTTATTTGTAAGAGTCTGTGTATCTGTTGTACCTACAATTGTGCCAGCGGGGAAAGTTGGAAGTCCTGTTATTTCTGTACTTGCAATTGTTTTGTTGGTGAGAGTCTGAGTGTCCGTAGTCCCGACGACTGCCCCGGCGGGTGGAGTCTTTCCTGCAAAAGTATCAAGATTTGCCGCCCACGCTTCCACATTAGTTCCAATAGTAAGACCAAGAAGTGGAACTTCGAGACTCGGAATTGCGTTAACTGAGGAAGATTTCAGGCGGAAAACAGTTCCATCATTACAAGCTGTAAAAGGATAACCAGCAAGAACAGTTCCCGTTGGAGGTGTAGTTGAACCATCCCCTAAATAAAGACTGACAACTCCAAGCCCATCAATGTTGATAGAAATGGGATTACTTGTATCAGTGATAAAATCAAAACATTCCCCGGCTTGATACATCGACAACACTTTGTTTGGACTGCTAGTTGTCATAGCAGTTGTACCATTAGTTGATGTTTGATAATTTTCGTTATAATGAATCTGATCGTGCGTTGGTATTAAAGTAGTATTATAAGAAAATGAACAATCATTAGAAGAATTACCAGAATCATAAGTACAAGAGGCAATTGTTCCACTTCCTGCTTTTACATTAAGAATTGTACTTGCTGTCCCGGTTGAAGTTCCATTTGTTTGTACGGTAAGAGGAGAACCGGCACCCCCTCCTCCGCCAGTAGATGTGATTGTTTGATTTGGCCAACTTCCAGTTACTGTTACATTTGTTCCAGCTACAAGACCAGGAGAAGTAGTTCCTGTCCCACCGTTGGAAATTGAAAGTGGAAGAGTTAAAGTTGATTGTTTCCCGTTAAGTTGAGTTTGAACAGAACTTGTTAGTGAACTAAGATAACCGAAGATGGTAGGGGAAATTCCATCAACTGTTTTATTTGTGATTGTCTGTGTACCTGTCAAGGTGAGAATTGCAGCGGGGGCAAATCCTGCATCAATAGCATTTCCTGCCCCATCACCAGCAAGTACATCTGTAGTCGCGTCAATTGTACCAGAACCTCCTCCAGAACCACCACCCTCATGTGTGTAGGTATTCGTAGAAGTGCAAGAATAGATATTTTCACCAGCAGTAGCCCCACTCCAAAAAACTGTTTGACTAAGAGTACAAGTGGAAGGGAGAGATGTAACTATTTGAAAAGGTTTAGTAGGCCCAATAAGTGAAAAATCAGGGTCTCGTTGGTAGGCGAGATTGATGCTTGTCTGGGCGGAAAGTTCAATTGTTAAGATGAATACAAAAAGAGGGGCGGGTAAAAGAAATCTCATTTACCAAGAGCCCTTTCTGAATTCTTAACAATTTGTGTTACTAAATTTTCAAGTGTTCTATAGTGTTCTTCAGTTGAATCTCGAAGTTTTGAAAGCTCTAATTCAATTGCTCCAAGTTTCCCTTTCAAGTTATCAAGTTCAGCTTTAAGTACAAGAACAGTCCCAGAATCTGCGAGCGGCCCTTCGAGCTTTGAAAGTCTCCGCTCGTGGTCTCGAATTGTTTGGAAGGAGATTCCTACCCCAAAAATCAAACCTACTACAAAGAGTAGAATTGATGCAAAAGCTTCATTAAGAAGTGGCATCAGGCAAAAGTGGAAGTTCGCGTGGAAGAAGGATTGGATTTACACCTTTTGGTGCATCTTTATCCTGTATGATAAATGTGATTGACGGGGCGGCAGGAGCCTGGTCTCGAAGGAAACCCCGAGCCTTCAAACTTAGCTCTGCCGCTCGAAGTCGTGAAATATCTGATCCACCAGATTCTTGAATTTCCGAGATTGTACTAAGTGTTCGATCCAGGGTAAGACCAGCAGAGTCTAACGACTCACTGATGTTCTGGTTTGATTGTGGAAGAAGTCCCGATGTCCTGAGAGCTTCCTGAATCTCTGGTTTCAGAATTGGCACTTTGTACCTTTTCTTCTATTTTTCGATTCATTAGGGAGTGGAGAGGGGAGGTGGCAAGGCGTTGCCGTGCGGTCTGGTGCTCATCTGTAAGGGCCACTATCACTGTATCTTTATTATATGTAAGGCGAGTACTCATCTCAAGCATTAACTTTCCTTTATTTTCACACGTCTATCAGGTAAATTCGGCTGTGCAAGCCGCTCAGCCCGATACCGCTTCATCGCATCTGAGGCGGTTCGACGCCGAACTCCACTATCAATCAGAAATTGCTGAAATTCATTTTCTGTAAGTTTTTTTTCTTTAAGTTTCTCTTTTATTTTTCTTCGCATTTTGATAATTTATTCATTTTCTTGTTAAGTTTCTCAGCGGCTTCCACGCGATTGGGCCGCTCCGGTCGCTGATCGAAATAGTCGCCAATTGGGAAAAGTGGGTAAGGGAGAAGGGTCAGGGCGGCAAGTCCAAGTTTATGTTCAATCCGATAGACTGCATGGAAGAAATCTCCGCGACTCATTTTTAGTTTTTTACAACAAAATTTCCAATCTTTTTTTTTGAGGAAGCGGTATTTGAACACGTAAAAGTCCCCTTGGCGAAGTGAGCGCCGGGCCAAACTTTCAAAATCTGCTTCGTACTCCACATCAAGAAGACCGAAAACGACGTAGTTCGTGTGCGGGGTGGGGAAAGTTCCTTCCTGTCCTACTTTCTGAAGATTTACTGTAGATACTCTTACGTTCTCTTCCGTCGCCTGAATCCGAGTCCAGATCGAGCGGAAGATCGCTCTAGTAACACATTGACAAAGTGATTTTCGAGAATTTCTACCGGTCAGCCACCCGAGCCCACCGCACTGGTGACAGGACGGAACTGCCAGATAGTAGAAATGGGATATTTCTACCATATAACTTGTTTAGTCTAGGGCTCTAGATTCTCGACTCTTGGACTCTTGGACTCTTGGACTCATAAAGATTTTGGTTAAGTCGCATTTTCCTTTCCACCCCACCCCATGTTTGGGGGAGTGGCACCCCGGTCAAGTACTAGAATTGCTAGAGATCCTAGTAGCACTAGAACCTCTAGTCCGTCTGGTACGACTAATCGTACTCTATCTGATAAGCTGGCGACCAATAGGTATCAATCGCACCACTTGTGCCAGTACGATAGATGTAAGCTGAGCAAGGGCCATTGGCGTGACCAATTGCCCAGTTACGGAATTGTTGGAATGTCCAAAAGCAGCGCATCATTAGCTCCTGAAACAATAGTGCCACACTTCCCACAATCCTCTTGTAAAGAATTGTAAGAAGTGTGGCAAGGTCGAATTACTCAGACTTCATAGCCGCTCGCTTCTGAAGACTTGCCAACATCCGAGGATTACTCTTGATCTCCTCAGCGGCCAGCCGTTTCGCCTCTCGCTTTTCGTCCCGAGTAGTCGCAAAATCAAAATCAAACATGATCTTCGCAACATTGAGAATTGCGAAATTCACAACTTTCGAGTCCGCAGCGGTCCCGGTGAACTCAACATCGGTCGGATCACCATCTTCGTCAGTCTCGAACCAACCGTCATTGGAATTGCGGGCTTGTTCGATTGCGTCTGCCTGTAGTCCCTCTTGAATCAGGGAAAGCAGCTTCTTGTGATCGTTGCCGACACGATGGAGCGCCTCTTCAACGGAAACGACGGGCGGAACAGTTGGCACTGTCTTAGCGAGCAAAACATCTTCAAAGGTTTCAAGGTTCTTAACCTTCTTAGTGGTTAGCTTCGGCTGAGCGGCTGCCGGAGCTTGATTCGTTGCGGAAACTTGGCTTGTGGCCATTGGATTCATCCCTTTCTTAATAGAACTACTCACACTCTGAGTTTAGCAAATCAGTGATGAGTCTGTCAAGATCTTTCTCACTCATTGTCGAAAGTATTTCCACTTCGAGTGGTGAGAGGTCACCGAGCGGCTCGACCTCCACTAGATTCACAATGAGGTAGATTCTCAGCGGATCATCCATTGTAGTACCCACACAATCGACGTGATAGTTCCAACAATCGGAACCATCAAGGTGGTCAGAGTCACAATCCCCAGAACAATGAGGCCGCAACCTCCGCCCGAGTCGCTCACGATTGGTTCCTTGTCTTCCCAAGTTTGCATTTCGAGTTTCCTTTCGAGTTCAGATTTCCTTTCGAGTTTCTAGTAATTGGTGAGCGGAAATTTTCTCAACTTTTCTCAGAATTTAGCGGGCAAAAGTTTTTGATAGTCTGTAGGTTGTTGATTCTAGGTAGGTCGAAAAAAGGCTGCTACTTTTTCCGTGTGGATTTTGAGTGGATTCCGAGGAGTTTCGGAGTAATTCCTGAGAGAAAAATTCTTTGGTATCTCCTTTAGAATCAGTGAGTTAGCGGGAAATGCAGTGCGGGCTACGGACTAGCTCTGGGCACGAATAGGTATGTTATATATATAGTGTATATATATGATATATATAGAGATAAGAGATAATTATTTTTGACCCTCTCAACCGATTCCCCCTAACCCATTGAGCCGACCGCAAGCTTCCCCCGCTTCGCGGCAAGTGTCCACTTTGACACGCACATTCACCCATCCCCCCGGCGGATTCACCGTCCACACGCGCTCGTTTCGTGAGAACCTGACCCAACTCGCTCATTCCAAACGAGAAATAAATTTGAATTTTTAACAGATTTCTATGGCATACTACATAGGGATCTCTTGGAATCCACTCGCTTTCCAAAGCAGGATCGGTACCACGTTTACAGAAAACAAAGGACTTAGTCAATGGGCTACTCAAGGAACAATCCACCACCGACCCGGACAGACCTCGCCAGGCTTCGCCTCTCTTCACAGGAAGTAGAAATTCCGCAAGAAATCCTAGATCGCTACTACGCACTTCTTCCAGATAAGTCAAAAGCCCGCAAGTATCCACACTTCGTCCACCTGGGTGCTGGAGTTCCCTGGGAACTCATCAGTTCAACAGATGGACAAACTCCAATTCGACGTGGAGCAAAGATCCTAGCCGCCGGTCCATTTTCGATCCGAGTCGGCGGCCAACTACTCAAATCCAGAATCAAGGGAGAAACTGCCTAGATGCCACTTTGTCGCCAGTCACTTCATGAAATTCCAACCTCCGGTGGATACTGCTCAACTTGTGCTCATTGCTCAATCTGTGGAAAGCAGATATCAGCAATTGAACTTGATTGGTGCTATCAGAGATCCATCAACGGAAAAACTGAAGTCACTTTTGAACACCCTGGTTGCTTCTCGACTGCCGACCGCGAATCACTTGCTAACAAGACAATCGAGATTCCACAACATCTCTTTGACAAACTCAATGCCGCCCGACTTCTTTTCGAACCTTCCCCGGATCTCTCCCGCTCGACAAACGAGAAACAAGCGGAGCTTTTCTTAGTTCCTTGGCTTGTTGACATGGATTACGAGAATCTCTGTCTTTTCCTAGTCCGCCTGGAATCCATCGCAAGCGCCACAATGCTGGCTATCGGTCGAAGTCACAAAGACATTGATCTTTCACTCAAGGAACGAGACACAGCTAGATTCAAAGAATCAGAACGGGAACGGCAGAAACATTCGGACCCATCCCCCCGCACCCACGCGAACACTGAGAAACGGCAACTCACCAAAGCAGAGAAATCAATCGAGAAATTCATTTCGATGGGATTCTCGCGAGCCGACGCTGAGAGTTTCGTGGCAGAGGCAATTGCCAAAGGAAAGGCCCGAAGTCAGGAAGATACAAAATGATACAAATAATTGAGAATTGCCAAGTTGAGTGGGATAAAGAACATGGTGTTCTCTATGTTCATAACAAAGATACAGGTACAACCATTGTTAGAGTTCAGAATTTGTTACGAGCAAGAGATTCGGCAAACTTAGTCGGAAACATGATAGATGTTCTGGCGGAAAAATCTTCTGTACCAATTCAATGAGACTCACCACTTCCTGTCCAATCTGCCAGAAACCTCTTGCCATTGAATCGGAGATTCAGTTTGGCGAGGAGATCCTCACAACCTACAAGTGCGGCCATTCCTTCGCCCGCCCCGCCACGCAAGTGGCAGCAGGCAACCCAGACACACCCTACGAAATCGATTTCCAATCAATTGACGGAACCAAGACTGCCCGCAACTACCAAAAAGAAGGAATTGAGTTTATTTGCGGTGAAGGACAATTCTCAGAATACGGACAATTGCGAGGTAACTCCGTGGTGCTGGCCGATCAGATGCGGCTCGGCAAGACGCCTCAGAGCCTACTCGCGGTCCGGCACTTACTCGGCTATGGTCAGAGCGACTTGACTGCACCACGGACCTCTGACAGCGACCGTGGGCCAGTCCTTGTCTTGGCGAGGGCGGCCAACATCTACCAGTGGACGCGCGAGGTCCGCACCTGGGCCAGCGCTCTACCGAACTCGGTTTGGATCATCCAAGGTGGTAAATCTTGGATTCCACCAGGTTTTCAATTCTACATTTGTTCAATGGACACTTTCTCACTGCGAGGAACCTGCAAGTCTTGCAAACACAGATTCCACGAAAACGAGTGCAAGTACAAAAACGGTAAAGTTTGTGATTGCCGAGTCTGTCTGACCGCAGGGGACTCGATGGCCGACCAACTCCTCGAATTTGGCTTCAAATTTGTAATTGCTGATGAAGCACACAGTTTCAAAAATGCAGACTCGAACCGCACTGAAGCCCTTGTCAAGTTCATGCATCAAATTAGCCACAAAGAGATCTCGAAAGAAATTACTCTAGTCTGTGCAATGTGTGACACTCAATGGCAAGATCAAGCTAAGATTGAACTAAATATGAGAATGGGAACCGGGCAAGGATTCCATCAGCACAGAAGTCAATGTCCGGCCTGCGGAGCTACCACAATTCAGAGAACTGAAAAGATTGAGATGTTGAAAGAAGTTGGACAAGCTTGTCAAGTGATCCTACTAACTGGAACTCCGATCAAGAATCGGGCGGATGAGTACTTTGTACCGCTCAATTTAGTTGCGCCAGAAAGATTTTCGAGTCTCGCCAGTTTTCGTAAGAATTGGCTCCTCCAGTCTGGCAACGGGTCGTGGTCCCGCGTGGCTCCCTGGAAATGGGAAGCTTTCAAGAAGTACATAGCACCATTTGTACTCAGGCGGGAGAAAGAAGACGTTTACCAAGATATCCCGAAGTTAAACCGTATCTTCACACCGATCACAATTGAAGATGAACGACTCAAGAAAGCTTACAACAAAGTAATCGATGAAATTGAATCGACTGTGGGGGCAAATGGAAACTATAAGTATTTCAGTACAATTGGCGAACTCCAAAAATTACGGCAAATTTGTGGACTCGCTAAGGTCAACTTTGTTGCAGACTACGCAGAAACATTTCTCATGGACTCAGACCGTCAAAAGTTGGCCATCGGATACCATCATCATTCGGTTAGAGACGCATTGCAGCAACAACTCTCAGCGCTCGGAACTTGTAAACTTGATGGCCAAGACTCTCCCGCTCGGAAAGATTTCGTGGCACACAAATACTTCCAAACTGCACCGGAACAAATCCTACTTCTCGGAACGATGGCAGCTAAAGAAGGACTCGAACTCCCCTACATCGACACAGCACTTGTTTGTGAGAGGGAATGGTCTAGCGCAGACGAAGAACAATTCGAGTTTCGATTCTACAATCCCGATCAAGACTACTTGAGAGCACGCGGTCTTGAGAACAAAATCACAAACATTGAATACATTGTTGCTAAAGGAACTGTAGATGAGTTCTTCTACGATCTTGTGGAGTCGAAACGTCTAATCTTTGGGGAAACTGTGAGCACCAATTGGGACATCACGACGGACTCGGCTAGCTTTCAGCAATTGATGGAACGCACAGTGGCGGGGCGTCTATGATATGCGTTTGCTGCCGGGACAGTGGAAAGGAATAAGTATGAAAACCTTCAAAATGGTAGTAGAATTAACTACAGACTATAATTTAACTGAAGAAGAAGTTCCTGCTTTCATGAAAGAACAATGGGAGCAAACTTCTGCTTTCATGGAAAATGATAGGATTAAGATATCTTCAGTAACGGAGATCAAATGAAAACAACAACCACCCGTCGCCAGAGATGGCCACGCCGTTCACCAGCACCAGAACTCTGCACTTGTGGGCATCTACTAGAAGAGCACGACTCAGAAATGCACGTTTGCATCGCAAGTCCAGATTGTGACTGTCAGAAGTTCGAGAAAGTTGATCCCAAGAAAGACTTCGGTGATCCAGATGAGGGGAACAATTGAAAGAGATAAAATTAAGTAATTCTTCAAAAGTTGCCATTGTTGATGATGAGGATTTTGAAAAATTCGGCCATTTAAGTTTTAATCTTAGCCAAAACGGTTATCCAAGAGTTAATATTAAAGGTAAAACTTATTGTCTACATAATTTGATAATGAATAATCCTCCTCCTGGTTTAACCCCAGATCATAGGGATAGAGATAAGCTTAACAATCAGCGTAATAATTTAACTTATAATACAGGAGAAGGACAAAAGAAAAATCGTAATATATTAAAAAATAATACAAGCGGGTATACTAACATTTGTTACAATATTCATGCACAAAAATATGCAGTACGCATTCGTATAAATGGTAAACGAAAACATGTTGGATATTTTTCTACAATTGAAGAAGCAAGGATTGCACTAGCCAATGCCAAATAAGTTTATACTTACCCTGGATTCAAGCCAGATAGATTGCTTTTTGGAATGCCCTGCAAAATGGCACTATTCATATCAAAAGAGATTACAGCTTACTAGTGATACTGTGAATGTACCGATGAATTCTGGGTCATATGGGCACAAGCTTCTGGAAATTATCTACAGAGCACGAGCACGAGGGCGCAGTGAAGATTGTGCATTAACTGAGGCGTTTGCCTACGATATTGACAAAGAAACGTGTCGGTGTTCGCACGGGGCAGAAAGACATAATATTTACCCAAATTTCCAATGTGCTTGTGGTTTAATTATTCCAACAAATAATGGGACTGGCCTTTGTCCAATTTGTAATGTAAAACAAACTACAAGCTGTACCTCAATCGGTTGTCCATGTCAAGAGTTCGAGCCAATCGAATTCCCCCTCTCCACTCTCGATCGCCAATTCGTTCGTGACCGAGTTCTTGAATACACGATGATTGAAGGTACGGCAATTCCAGAATTAATTCCCAAATCTCCAGAACACGTAGAGGTAGGTTTCTCACACAAACTTTATGAAGATCAAGATAAATTGTACATTCTCGAAGGCCGAATTGATCTTATTGGGCAAATTGCAAATAATTGTACCGAAGGATGGGCTGACCACAAGTTTCAAAGCAGAGAACGAAATCTTTACCTTAAATCCATCCAATTTAGAAATTACAGCTTGGTTACAAGAATGCCAATCGGTGTTGTCAATTACATTCGATTTGCTAAAAAAGTAGAGAAAGACAAAACCTTCAAACGTGAGATCATCTCGTTCTCCCGCGCGGAACTCATCAGTTGGGAGTCCGAACTCATCCGAATTTTTGCCAAAGTACAGAACTTCATAGTCAATCAGCAGTTTCCTTGGTTTCTTGATGACTCTCGAAACTGGTCTGCCTGCGCGGGGAAGTTTGGCTACCCGTGTGAATTTACAAAACTTTGTGAGAACTTCAGTCAACCACAATTGATACAATTGATTGAAGCGAGTGAGTACAAAACTAAACCAGAATGGAGACCGTGGTGACATTACCAAATTGTCCGTTTTGCAACACTAATGATAATGTAATACCAAATGTTGTTTCATTTCCAGAAATTTTTCCTTGGAAAGGCCCACTTTGGCATTGTCATAATTGTAATAGAGATTTTGATATTAAAGAAAAAATTTTAATCCAATGACTGAACCCCAATCCCACATCCACACCTGGGTCTTTTGGAAAGTGAATTTCAAAGAACGCAACTATCGTTGTGCCGATCCAGATTGTTTTGAAATCAAGCCAGCCTCACTTCTGCTCGGTAAACGTTCGATCTGTGCAAAGTGTAAAATAACTGAACTGATTCTAACAGCCTACGATTTAAAAATGAAATGGCCAAAATGTGAAAATTGCTCAGGAACGGCAGAAGCTAAGAAAAAGAGAAAAATAAAAGAGATTGCTAAGAAGATACTTGTTACAGTAGGAGAACATCAGAATGAAGGATAAACTCATCATAATCGCAACTATCCAATACACACTTGAGCAGATGAAACTCTTACTTGGTGATCCCCAATCAGAGCGTTCATCAAAGAAAATGGGTGCTCTTACAGCTTTCTCTTGCATTTTAATTCAGCTCCACATGGCAATTACTGGGCATCATTGGGAAAAGTCGCCAAAAGAATTGATGGAATGGATGATTGGATACATGAAACAACAGGCTGACAGTCTTGGTGGGCATGCACCGAAGATCAGAGTTAGCTCGAACTGAGAAAGGACCAATATGAGGGTTAATATTTATGCAGAAGAACTTTGCGACAGAGTAGATTTAATTGAAAAAGAAGTTGAAGGTCAAAAATTTACTGCTGTTCGATTTTGGCTTGAATTACCAGTAACAGTAACTGCTGAGGGCAAGAACGAATCTGTTAATGTTAAAGGCCCATTCATTCATCGCCCTGGTGATGATGATTCGAGTGCTGTAACATTTTGGGGGAAAAAAGAATTAATTCCATTATTAGAAAAAGCTCTTGAACTCTTAAAGAATCATTACGGAGTATGCGAACATGTATACTCATACGCAATTTACCCAGCCGGTAGATGTATTAAATGTGGGAGACATGACTAATGGCACAAATTCAAACGGTTTCTTGTGACAATTGCGGAAAACAGAAGCAAGAAACCAATCATTGGTGGTTGCTTGATTCAAACATCAAAACAAAATCTATGTTTATATACCCATTTGAAGAGACAAGAAAATTTAGTGAACGAGAAAACTACATTCATCTAAGTGCCTGTGGTCTTGAATGTCTTGGTATTCTCGAATCTAAGATTAAGGAAGGGAGGAATCCTCTTGCCTAGTTTACATTTTATTTCAAAAGCAATGGAGCTATATGGAGGAAGTTTTGTAAAAAAACTAGGGGAATTAATACTATTAGCAGATGAAGATAACCTTAAACGTATTAGAACAGCTTGGCCTGAATACTGGGAGAAATATCAAGAATTAGGGAGAAAGTTGGGAAGGAATGCCTAGCGTTTCTTCAATCCAACCCGACTCCCGTTTCTTCGGTCTCTTCATCGGCCGCTCCGGCTCAGGCAAATCCGCCGCTGCTTACTCATTTCCACACGATTCGGAAGGTGGAATTCTTGAAGTCGCGGATACTGATATGCGAGTTCGAGGTGGTCTAACTTCTTGGATAGATCGATCAAATTTCAACTATACACCATTTCCAACGAAACCAACCCAAGGAACAGTTTTCGATGCACTTAACAAATATTATGAAACAATGCAGATTATGTTAGGGCATGGTAACTCAAAGATTCAAACTCATGTGCTTGATTCTGGTACCTGGGCGGCCAACGATCTATTACTTGATGCGATGCCATTTACTCATTCAGACGCTGGAAAAGGCCAGCGAGAAACAGGGCGAAAAATTGGTAATATGAACATGGCGGGCCCTTCCGACTATGGGTTTCAATCAACTGGAATGCTTCAGATTCTAGCTTTCCTCCGCTCGCTACCAATCAAAAATATAATTGTTACAGCACACATTGTTGGTAGGTGGGGCAGACTCAAAGATGATAATGGGAAACTGATAGATCCGTACGGGCCATCCGTTTTAATTGGTGAACAACTTGCTTTTACAGATAAACTTGCTGAAACATTTCCTAGTTCATTCGATCATGTATTCAAGTTCGAGAAAGTGGACACTGGAAATGGGTTGAAATTCTACTGTGAACCACACGGGGAACTCGCCCGTACACCTTACCCGATCCCATACGGACGGATAGATGTAACGGGGATTAATTTCTATCAGAAGTTGATGGAATTTGCTAAAAAATCAGAACCTCCCGCAATTAGTCAGGTTCAACCAATTCGTTAGTTAACCAGAAAGGAACTCACATGGATTTAACAAGAGCAACAGAAGTAAACCCAGAAGTGGAAAAAATGGTATATGATATGTTTACCTACCATCCTTGGGGGCCAGAAAAAACACAAGCTGGAAACCCTGTTAGAGACATTCTTTCAAAAGCAGTATTGGCGATAATTCAGAATGTCCCACCCTCACCAGACCGTTCGACAGCGATTCGAAAACTTCGAGAAGCTCGAATGGACTGTAATTCAGCAATCACACATGGAGGAAAGTACTAAAATGCCAATTATCCACTTCACAGACGCTGATCTCCTCAAGGCTAAAGTACTTGAGAAAGGTGTCTATCCAATGATAATTTCAGAAATTGAAGGGCCAAAAGCCTCGAAATCTGGAAAATCCGTCAATTTCTTTGTAACTTTCCGAATAACTAATGGCCCAACTATGGGTAAAGAACTGCAAGTTCTGTTCGGAACTGAAGTTAACAATAATTCCGTAATGGGAAACATGCAAATGGTCCCACACGTAGAATTTAGAAAAATCCAAGCAGCTATTACTGGACTTCCACTTGATACAATTGGAAATGACATTGATACAGATGCGCTTATCAATAAACCATTTGATGGTTCTGTTGATGTTGTCACTTCAGAAGGTAATCTTGTCAACACGATTATAGGGTACTTTCCGAGTGGGAAGGGAGCAGCCGCAACGGCGTCACCATTTTAGTACAAGTTTGAGAAATGGAAAGATTCTTAGAAATACTTAAGAAGAACGAAAATGGTAGTCTCGGGGGAGGTGCCATACGTGAAATCCCATTTCTCAATTGAGTTTGGCCCCAGTTACACAAAAATCTTGGACTACTGCTGGTTTCGCCAGTAGTTCCAGAGCGCCAATCTCTAACTTCCCACCCCCAAAGATTGGGATAACGGGGGCGGGTCAATTTAGGAGGATTATGCTAACACCAGAAGAAATTGAAGAAATTGAAGAGACATTAACACAGATTATGCAAGGTACAGATGGATCAAAGTTAATTTACTTTAATTGTGATGAATGTTGCAAAGTATTTGAATTTCCAACTGATAGGCCTTGTGAACATATAATGAAATTATTTAATTTAAAATGACAAGTGGCCAGGGTTCCAGTTCACCTCTCGTTATGCTAGTTGCAGATTCACCAGTCACTGAAGATCTAACCACAGGTTACGCACTTTCTGGCTACAAGGAACATCAACTTCGAGAATTCTCCAAGAATGCTGGTCTCACCTACGACAATTTCTACCGAACCTGTCTAGTCAAAGACAAGCTTGAACCGGCCCGCTCGAAAAAGAAAAATATCTCAGAAATTGAAGGTTGCTCAATTCAGCTCAAGGAAGTGGTTCCACAGTACAGTCAAATTTTTCTTGATGAAGTTCGTACACTCCAACCGAATTTGATCGTACCGCTTGGTGAGCTTTCCTTTCAATTCCTAACAGGTCTTCAATCAATCCGCAAATTTCGTGGTTCAATCCTCAAACTAAATGCAATCCATCAGATTGAAAAGTACACAAAAATCCTCCCCATCCTCGGCCCGTACCCGTATTTGAACAAAGAATACAGCTTGAAATTTATTACACAAATTGATTTCAACAAAATTCCAAAGTGGACGGGCAGC